CTTCAAAGAATATTTCTGCCGTTTGTGGACGAGCAATGTACTCTAAGAAAAATTGATTGGTTGGTGCGTCATCCATATGAAACTTAGTCATACCGTGAAGTGCACCATTAGAACCACGTCCCCCAACTACTGCTGAGATGTCATACGAGTCACAACCAAAAGACCCAAGATGCTCATTGCCCGGATATTTAATTCCATTGCGTATGTGAATATTATTCTGCATATGCTTAGGCGGTGCCCAAGAAATATTAAATCTACCTCTTGAGTCAGGCGTCCAAATAACTTGCGTATCCTTTATACCATCCTTCCACGAGAATGACCCACGAGTAAGGTAATGTTCCTTAATCATTGAGTCGTTATAGTCAATCTGCTGATAAATCTTTGTAAGGTTAAATAACGCTTGCTTACTCTCATCACGGAATGCGTGAGACTGCGTTCTTGGAAACTGACGATAAAACTCGTTCAGTGCATCGGCATCACTTTTTAATGACTCAACCTCCGCTTCCCAATAGTCAATGGCTCCATTCTTAATCCAATTTCCATCAACTCCCATAATGGGGTCAACCGGCTTACGGAATACAGGATGACCATATCTGTCAATGAATCCCTCCATATTCCACTCCATAGGAATAAATATGGCGTATAGACCACTTTTAGTCTGCCCGTTAGCGTTACGATTCTTCACATTGGAATCTTCGTAAATATCTTTATAGTTTTGCCCCCCTTTGCTAAGTGCATTTGAAGTAGAACCCATCATACACTTTCCGATAATTTTACTACCCAAGCGTAGACAAGTTTTTGTTACACGCCAATTCTCCTTGATGTTTACAGGCTTCGTCCATTTAGCAGACTCATCGTGAGCCAAGAAAAGTAGCTTCTCTCCATCATAACTGTTGTCCTCTGTGTTCTTCCAATCTATTGATGTATCAAGTCCATCGACATCATTGTCGTCAGTCTCGTACATATTCTTCTTGGTAATCTTTGCTGCCGGAACTCTATATGCCAACTCAGTCTTTGGCTTGTCCATACCATCCATTACAGGTTTGAAAAAGAATGGAAGACGGCTATTGATAGGAACCACCTTGTCGGTGAACATCTTTTTAGCATCGGCACCCGTCTTAGATAAGATACCTATACGTGCGTCACGTGCGAGTGTACCTACGTTAACGCACTCAGACGATGACATAAACGAGAATCCTGAACGTCTAATCTTTAGGTATATCATACCAAATGACCTTGGGTCAGCACGACAGGCTTCCCAAAATATCCAATAGATTCTATTGGCTTCACGAAAGTCAGGATAACCAACGTCAATACTTGACCACTGCAAGTACATATAATGCGAGCCGGTTATGTAGGTCTTGACTCCTTTATTCATAAACCAAAAACCTTGCTCTCTGTGGTCAAACTCCTGCTCGATATAATCTACCCAACGGTCTTTAAATTCTTTTGGCTTTTCGTTCCACTGAAATATGGATTGTATTTTGGCTAACTCACGTGGGATTTCTTGACGCTCCCAATATTGTTCAGCGTTAGCGGAGTGTCTTTGAAGACACTTTTCAGGTGTGGCGGGTAACGCAATGCGTAATCCCTCTATCTCATATATCTGTCCTATTTGCCCGGTCTTTGAAATAACAATAACATCGTATTGGTCGTTATAGCCATATAGCCACGACTTCACTCTATTCTTGTTAGAGATGACAGCCGGTGGGATATAATCCTTTAACACCCTGCATAAGCTATTGTTTTGACCTTCGTTCTGCAAATCCTTGTTTTGTATCTGTTTTACTTACTCCACGTTCTGCGGAGTCTAAGTTTTCTTTCTCCAATTCTATTCTGCTTAAAATCTCAAATGCATCAAAGATGGCTAACTTCTTAGCCGCTGCTGCATTCTTCATTTTATCTGCAGACACATCTGTGTCTGACTCGGTATCAATAATATCTTCCTCAGCTACTTTCACAAGATGGTTGACAGCTTTGTATCCGGCTTCAATAATGCGTAGTTTTATTTCTTTGGTATCTCTCATTACTTTGCCTTTAAAAAGATTATCTGAACCAATCTTGCTGTTTCTCCTTCTCCAAAGTTATGAAATAAATTTCTCGAGTGTGGAGCGTCAGAAGTAAATGCAATCATACGATTGAATTTAGAGTACATTGTAAAGATTGGCTTTTGATTATCGTCATAGATAGTTGTGCCATCATCATCAGGAGCCTGCTCATTTAAGTAAAGCAAGCAGGTAATATCACCCATCATTTCATCCGTATGTATAAAATTTGGTTCTTCTTGGTTCAAAGGTGACTTACGAATAAAGTTTAAATCTACTTTGTAGCCAAGAAATAGTTGAGTGACGTATAAGGCAAACTCATCGTTCTTGTCACGAGGTTGAATGTTCCTGAATACGTTGTCACCATCTGCCACGTCTTGGAACCCGTGAATGTGGATGTCTGATACATAAGCGTTTGGGTCTTTAATAATGTTATCGAATGTGATTAGATTCATAATTTGATTGTTATTTGATGGTCATACATTCTATATAGTTTTTCATCATCTACGGTAAACTCGTATTCGCTATCAGGGGAAAAGCAGACCATATCTCCTGCTTTGATGCCACGCTCAAGTAAATACTCGTTAGGGTATTTCATTATACCCATAAGAGGCTCTTCGCTAAATGGCTTCTTGATATAACTCTCTGTAGCCGGAACAGGCTTGACAAAACAAAACCTATCATAAGCGTTCCACGTGGAGTCTTGCTTATACATAAAGAATTGCTCGGTCTCAATAAAGAATAGGTCGTCTTTAAAAAAAGACTTACCACTCTTTTGCCTACCCCTCATATCGTTATAGAACTTAAATACGTTGTGATGCACAAGTAAAGTGTCTCCTTCCTTAATAGGACCATTATATCCCAATGGAAGTTCTACTACCTCCGCAAATCTGTTAGAGAATTTGTGGTCTTCTTCAGACGTACTGACAATAAAGTCAATACCACCTATCTGTTTAGTATTGTCGTATCTTTTCCCATTAATGGGTTTAGCTATAAAATAGAATGGTGACTTCATTAAAAGTTTATATTATATTCAATTGAAATTGGTATTGTGGCATTAAACTCTTTCCAAAGTAATACCTCTGCCTTATCATTAATAATGTATATTTTAATAGAATGTTTTTCTACATCAAGTTTAATTAAGTGTATTTCATTGGTATCACCAAGCACTTTTTGCCCAACAATGTAGTGCATTGCCCCTCCTTTATAATCCGGTCCTATTGATATTTTGCGTATGTCCATTATTATTGCTTTTATTATTTAGACCAAATTTAATCCATTTATACCAAATACGCTCGTGAATATAATATTGAATAGGTTTATATACTAATTCAGCAATACTAAATGCTGCTCCAACTTTTACTGAGCCACTCATAAACCACATTATAAAAAATCCAATTGCAGTACTTACTATCCTGTAACTAATAGTTTTAGCGATATGTCGTTTCTTTTGAACTATCATAATCCTAATTCTTTTCTTATTTTGGTTGCAGATATTTCAGCCACTTCAGTTGGGGGTATATGCTCAATAATATCATAGCCTACACCTCTTCCAAAATTTACACTTGATATATCCGGAACTACCATTACTGATACGTTAGGATTATCCTTGTACTCGTTTTTAATTGTATTTAACACTTCATTAACAGGAAAAGGATTTTTTTCATCCGGTTCTACATCTCTTATTCCTATTAATACTCTTCCACCCTCATCCAATACTTGTTGAAACATCTGCCTGTGTGCTTCGTGTATTGGTTGCCAACGACCTATAAATAAGGACCATTGGTTATTTTTACGTTGCATTGAACTTGCAACGTGCACTTTTTTACTCCACATATAATTTGATTTGATTTATACATTCTTCGATTGTCAAGTTATCCGTATTTATTTGCAAAAAACTTTCTAACTCAGGTTCTTCAAAATCACTTACGTGAAATTCTTCTCTTCCTCTTGGTTCTGTGTAAGTAAGATAAATCCACTTAACATTAGTGCTTAAAGAGTTTAAATAATCCCTAGCTTCTTTATATGGATATACTAAGGACAATACTACTTTATTACCATTGTAATGCAAATAAGTAGCAATGTCACTAGCTCTATTAAGATTGCTTATTCTGCCTTGCTTGCTATAATCTTTGTTTTGAAACAATCTTCTAAGATGGTCTCCATCAATGTAAAAATCCGCATCTATTAGATTTGCTAATGTAGTTTTACCACTATGTGGTTGTCCAAAAATTACTATTATCACGGTATAATATGATTAAATTCTTTAAATTTTTCTTTAGGAATAGCTACGTAATCTAAACATTTCCCTGAATGTGTTTGATAAGGAACACCTTCTTGAAATTGTTTTACTACATATCCTAATGATTCTATCTTAGCCTGAAGTTCTATTTCTGATGTTCCTTGTTTATTTAATAAATGGTCTTCAAATTCTACAAACAAATAAGGTCTATGTTTTTGTATTGTATCAATTGCACCATCTATTACAAATGATTCATATCCCTGTACATCAATCTTGATAAAGACTACATCTTTAAATGTACGACTGTCAAGTCTTGTTGACCTAACTAATTCACCGTTCTCATTAACTATCTCAGCTGCACCAAAGTTAACATCTCCTTTCTCAAAATAATTTGGTATTTCTATCATCAACTCTCCATCTATATTAGATACAGCTTCATTGTGACAATGTACATTAGTTAATCCATTAAGAAATACATTGGTACATAATTGATAATAAATAATTCGTTGTGGTTCAAATGTATGTACCAAACCACCATTACCAACTAAGTGAGCAAAGTCTACAGCAAAGTTTCCATTATTGCCTCCAATATCAATGATTGTTTTATTTTCAGTAATTATTTGATTCTTTATTAAGAAGTCAAACATATAGCTTTCATACTGCCATCCTTGTATAATAGAACTTGTAACAGCATTATCATTTGGAAATAAAGCATAGTTTAATTGATTGGTAGTAAAACCATTCAATGGGTCTTTTTTATTTGTATAATAAAGTTTTATTTGAAACTTTTTCATTATTTAGTATATCTAAATTTATCAAAAAACCATTGATAATTATTCCAAATCCAATCATTCACATCTTTGCCTAATAGCTCCTTTGCTTTAGATGGAACCGGTTGTAATTTTTTTCTAATTGTATGGTCGCCAAATGCTCCATATACTTCATCGTCCTCTTTAGTTAGTTGCTCAATATTATCAAAGTCGTGCTCAAACGCAGGTATATCAAGATACTTATACACTTTCAGCATTGTAGATTCAGGATATAAACATAAATCTTCAAAGCGAACAAATAACATATGCTTATCTATACCAAGTCTATAGACTTCAGATAGTCTTTCTATTGCCAATCCTACAGGAGGACCTTGAGCCCAAATGTCAATACGCTTAGGAACTGTTGTTCCTTGCCCTTTAGACCAATCTAAAATATCAGATTGCTTTTCAGGGTATTTTCTAAAATTATTTTCCATAGAAGCAAATACATCACGCAAGTCCCTTACCATACAAATAATCTTAGGCTGACCTCCTTGTACAAACTGTAAAAAATCATAATGAATACCCCATCCACGAGACTTATCCACTACATATTTCTTATCTGTGATAGCATTATAAAATGCATCCATACCTGATTTACAAAATGCTTGGTATCCTTTTTTCATTAGTTGTGCATCTTGTGCTTTGAACTCTGCAGAGTTAGTATAGTTTGCTCGTGCTGCAAAGATTAACTCAAGAACACCACTTGTAGGTGTAGCATAAATATCAGGGTTCTGAGCTAAGATATTTTGCAACAAAGTACTCCCACTTCTAGGAAGTGAAGATTGATAGAAAATATTTTCCATTTTATTTTATTTAAGTGATTGAAGTATTTGATTAACATCAAACATTTCTAATTCATTATTGTAAGGAAACTCAAGCGGGTCTCCCATAATGTTGAATTTTGATAAATAAGAATTTCTTAATTCAGGATTTATTGTTTCAGGAAGTGCTTGTATATTAGTATGAATATCATACCCAAACACAGTTGGATTGTTAGCAATCCATAATACCGTAGATGGTAAATTTAATGCAGCAGAAGCGTGTTGTCCAAAGCTATCTATAAGCAATCTTTTTTGACTAAGCTCAATTAAGCAAAGTAAAGACCTAAAAGAATCAGTAACACTAGTTACACCATCATATGATAATTGATTTTCTTTTCGTATCTGAACAATATGATAATCTTTAGAGTATTGAGACACTACTTCTTTTATGACAAAAAATGGAATATCTCTTGCCCAAGAATATTTTTGCTCAGCATCAGCTCCTCCATTTGCTTGAATCAAAAGAATAGGTTTATCTGAAATATATTTTTTACCAAAGAAATCTCTTTCTCTTTGTGTTAAATACAGCTCTCCATTTTTTTGAATAAATGGTAAGTCATACATATCGCACCAAGTTTCAACAAGGTGCTCTTCTGACTTTATGTGTTTTGTTTGTAGATATGGCTCTTGAGCAAGAACCATTATTTCTTGATTTTGAATGTACTCTTGATGAAAATAAGATTGTTGACCAAAAGCAAATGCCCTATCTACATTCTTATTTCCAAGAAATACTTCCGGGTATCCTGATACCACAATAAGTTTGGCATCAGGATACTTTTGTTTAATAGATATACATACAGCTGTAGAAGCAATTACCTTGCCAATACCACCGTTAATTTGAAATATTACATTCATATTAATTAAATTTGATTTGAAACAAATTTAATCATTTTGTATGAATGTAATATAAATTAATATTATTTTATTTTATTTAATTCTTCTTCAGCTTTCGCTAATTTAGCTAATAAATCAGCTACTTTCTCTTCATCAGATTTAGCTGCCTCTGCTGCTTTCCTAGCTAATTCTTCAGCTTCAGCAGCTGCTATATAAGCCTGTATTTTAGCTTCTCTAGCTTGTTGAATTTCTTGTTCTTTAGCTTGTAATTGAGCCTGTAATTCTTGTAAGGTTGCCATTTTTTTTGTTTTTTAAGTTTTAAAATTATTATTCTACATCATTAACTTCTGTGCCATTCCAAGCATCTAAAGCTAATTTATCTTTTCTAGTTCCAATTAAGAGAACATTGTATTCTCCATCAGAGTTTGTTGTAATATCAATTTCTGTTTGTGCTTCATTTACAACACCAAATCCATATCCTAAATGGCTTTTAGCATTTACAAACACTTGGTCGTTACTATTCAATAAGCTATAGTAATCAGGTAATTGAATAGAAGCACTACAGTTTATAGCTGTAACATTAAATCTATAAATGTTATCTCCTGCTGTTGGTGATTCTACGAATGAGTGCTTTAAGAACTTACCTTGCTCTGATTTAATAGGGTCAGGGTGAGGAATTTTGAATGAACCACTCACCTTACTTAATGTACCACAAACACAAACGTTATTAAAATACATTGTACAAGCAGCACTTGCATTTAAATTACAACCAAATGCACCGCTATAATTTCCACTAGTAACGTTACCACTACCACCACCTATAAATGAATAATTACCACAAGCCGTGTTACATTTACCTCCTGCAATAGTGCTATATATTGCTGATGAAGTTGATAAAAAAGGATAGATAGTATTACGCCAACCACCACCTATTGTAGAGCCAATAGCACAAATTGGAGAAGAATCATATGCTCCGCTAATACTGTTTAAATATCCACCACCAATAGATGAAAAAGGACTATAAATAGAATTCTGACCACCACCTGTAATTGTTGTCAAATATTCACTAGCTGTGTTACTTGAACCACCGCCAATAAATGAAGAAAGCCCTTGATTTGTATTTAAGGAACCGCCTCCAATAAATGAATAATTTCCACAAACTGTGTTACAACATCCACCACTAATAGATGCATAACCGGGATAACTAGGAGGAGTTTGAGTCATCTCAATTTTATTATTGAAACCACCTAATACAGATGAAAAGTCTGCTGTTACAACACAGTTATAACTACCGTGACCTATAAAGCTATATCCATTACATCTAATTACGTTACCCTCACCACTTACTATAGCTGTAACATATGAGTTACCTAGATAGTTTCCACTACCGCTACCTATAAATCCTTGTTGAGAATTAATAATATTATTATTTATTCCACCAACTATAGCAGACCCACACGAGTTACAAATGGAACTAAAAAAACCACCTGTAATAACTGAATTTTCTGAAAAAACATTATTACAACCACCACCGCCTATAAACGAACAGCTACAAAGATATGTTCCTGAATATCCACCACTTATGGTGTTGTGATATCCACCACTAATAGTTGAAGTATAACCTGAAACACTATTGCATTGACCACCTAATGAAGCAGAATAATCTCCACAAGCAACATTATTAACACCACATCTAATTGTAGAATTACATCCTGTGCCTAAGACCATTATTCCACCACCTCCACCACCACCTGCACCAATACACATTTTACCATTTGCATCTAAAGCAAGTGAACATCCACCACAACCTACAAAGTCGCCAATAACAAAGTTATTAGCCATAAATGTACAAGCGTTATTATTAGTTAACCCACAACCAAATACAGCTGAATAATCCGCATTAGTAACGTTATTACTACCACCTAATACAGATGAAGAATAACCACTAGCTGTATTACAACAACCACCTAATATAGTTGCAAAAGGACCACCAAAAATGGAGTTACCAAAACCACCTACTATACTTGAATAACCACTACTAGTGCAGTTACAATACCACCAACGATAGATGTAGCAAAGCCACCACCAAAAATCTTATTACAAAGACCTCCAACAATTGCCATCCCATCACCACCTGCTGTAATTAAGTTGCATCTTCCTCCTGTAACAGATGAGTACCAACCTCCTATACCATTATCAGTTCCTCCTCCAATAAATGAACTCATGCCAACATTGTAATTATTACCTCCACCTACAACTATTGAATAAGCATTACCAGCATAGTTATTAGAACCACTACCAATAAAGTTTTGACCACCAACTCCTGTAATATTACATTGACCACCAACGATTGCTGAACCATTACTATTAGCGTAAATTGTATTACAATAACCACCACTAACAGTTGAACAACCTGAATTAAAGCAAATAGTATTATAGTAACCACCACCTATGGATGAATTGCTACTACAAATTGTGTTACTTGAACCACTACCAATAAATGACTGATTACTACAAATTGTATTATAACATCCACCACTAATTGTGCTAGCGTAACAGGAACTAACTGTATTATTAGAACCACCACCTACCAATGACCAAGTGCCACAAGCTGTATTACATTGACCACTTAAAGCAGCAGAATAATCCCCACAAGCAGTATTACTTAAACCGCTACCTACAATTGAACAAGTACCTGTACCTGCGTTCGTTACTGAAGGAGATGCAGGCAATGGTACAGCAGTCCATAAATCTGTAGATGAAACATATTGTAATATGTCACCATCAGAAGGATTTTGAGCCGACACATTGTGTAGCTCATCCATTTCAAAACCGTTTTGAATCTTAACCTCTACTACTCCTTGAGTTGGATGTTGTCTAACAACAATACCTACATACACTAAGTGAGCAGGAGCATATTGTTTTACGCTAGTCCATTCTCCGGCAACGGTAGAACTTAAATAAAGCTGAGTGCCCGGAAGATATGCCTGAGTGTCTAAATTTGTTAAGCTGCCAATAACAACAACAAACCCATTATTCATATTAGTAATATTCGCCTGAACAACACCATAAGTTTGAGCAGATGTAGCATCTCCTGTTGCCAATGCTTTTGTAACTGTTGGCAAATTGCCTTGACCACCATTGATATAAACAACAGTCCCCTTGGTCAGCGTTGCTCCTGAACTATTATAAACCTCAGTAATTAATCTTTGTGACTCAGATGAAACAGAAGGGAAGGCAGCTAAGCTACCATCTCCACGAATATATTCAGCAGTTGTACCTGCTCCTGTAATGGCAATCGTGCCATCTGCAGTTAATGGAGAGTTTGCAACGCTAAAAGCTGATGGCATACTAACACCAACAGATGACAATGTACCTGAACCTTTACTATTAAATGTGCTCCAATCAGTACTAGATAAGTATCCATTTTGAGAAGCATTTGCTACCTGAATAGAAAATGCTCCTGATGTATTGTCATAAAGTAAAGGAGAGATTGCACTTAATGCTGCTCTAGCTCTTGAGTTTAAAAAATACAGATTAGTTGTTCCTTCAGGAATATTATCTGTGGTTAAACTAACTGCTCCTACTTGTCCATTTACAGAAGTAACTGCATCAGTATTATCTACTTTTTGCCAAGTACTACCGTGAAATATAGCCCAATCGCCTACCTTCCAATCAGTGATACCATTAAGATTGGTGCTTCCTGCAACATCTACAACATAGTAATAACCATTTGTTCCAACGCTACTTGTTAAAGTAGGAGTATTAGCAGAAGCATTCCACGTTCCTTGATAAACTACCCCACCTACTAATCCATTAATTTGGTTTTGCAATTTACCAAAACCCGTTAACATTGAATCTGTCGCTACAACAGTTCCTCCTGTAACATTTAGACCGGTTAATAATTTACCTGTTACTGATGCATTATTTAAAGTGATAGATGCAGCACCGGGACCGGCAGCTGTAGCCTCACCAAGTAAACTTGTAATATAGTTTCCTGCATTTTGCTTACCATCAAAATTAATCCAATCGGTAGAACTTAACGCTCCACGATTTGTAGAGCTTGCTGTAGGAATATTTAATGTGATTACAGGAGTTGTTGTTCCTGATGCAACTGTTGAAGTTATATCAGTTCCAACTAATCCAATAGTCAATGCAGATACTGATGTAACTGTACCTGAACCCTTTGAATTAAACGTAACCCAATCAGCAGAGCTAAGAGCTCCTCTGTTTGTAGCTGATGCCGTAGGGACATTCAATGTAATTACAGGTGTTGTTGTTCCCGTAGCCACACTTGAACTTAAATCTGTTCCAACTGTGCCTAATGAAAGTGCAGCAACCGAAGTTACGCTGCCGACATTCCAAACTCTATCTGCACTTAGGTCATACGATGTCCCATTAATACTTAAAGCTCTACTTGATGGAACTCCACCCAATCCGCTTAAAGTATAATTTGGTACATTTAAAACACTACCTACTAATGTAGAAGCTCCACTTGACCCGGTAGTTGTAAGTGTAATGGTTGTAGACTCACCAAACAAATCCTTTAACTGTTGTAAGGTAAAGTTATAAGTTTGATTGTCAGGTGTACCCCCAACACTTGTACCAACAAGTTTATCGCTCAGTTTTGGTAGCGATACAGTTGTGATGTCATTAATCTTTGGCATTGTAGATTACGTTTTATAACGGCATCTTACTTTTGCTCTTGCGTTTTTTGAGTAACTTCTCCGGTTTGCATATTAATTACTGCATTCTCACCGTACTTGGTTATCAAGAACTTTTCATTGTTCTTAAACGCCTCTACAATTTCATTAGCCTGATTTATTAATTTAATTTTTTGAATTTCAAGGTCTCCAATTTGAGATTTTACAGCTTTGTAGTTTGCTGTACCATTTTGGATAAACTCTAATTCTTCATTTGTTAACTTAGTTAAGCTCTCCCCTTGAGCAACTTGACCTTGATTTTCTTTTCCTTTCATTTGATTTGATTTTTTAATTTATACAAATATAGTAAATAAAAATTATTATTTTGGTAAGTACTTCCTCGCAAACCACAATGCTACCAATACTAAAAGCAGCCATAAAAAACCAAAGTAACTCGCTTTCTTGTCGACCTTCTTCTCAAAGATTTTCTCCTTCACCTCCTTCTTGACCGAAACCTTCTTCTCTTCGGACTTAGATACCGTTACCTTGGACGTATCCACTACGTGTCTACGTGTTTTTTTAAGCCTGACCGTGGCATTAAAGTACTGCTTGCCATCAATTATTAATGGCTTAGCTGTATCAATGGGTACTATCTCAACCTCATCGGTATCCTCTTTGACAATAATAGCGTTCTGCTGAACTACTACGCTATCCTTTCGTTCCACTGAAACGCTGTCTATATGTGTTTCTACTTGGGTCTTATTAACTAATACTTTCCTTGATGCACAAGAGAATAGTAAAAAACTAAGTAATATTAACGTAAGATGTTTTACCATTTGATTTGATTGCTTTTAAAATTTGACCCCTGTTTTTACCATTAGTATAAGATACGTGAACCCAATCAGGGTTAGAGTCAGTTCCAAATTCCCAAATCAATTGGTCAAACTCTAAGTTGTCTTTGATATAATCAAAGACCATCTTATTAGTCACACCATTTGGAGTACCGTCCATATCAATGTCAACCGCCTGACCTTTACAATGTTGAGAGGTCAATGAACCTCCAATCGCTTTGTTAAGTGCAGCAGACCTATATCCACTTGAGATATGAATAGGGCATCTGAAGTTATTGCGAATAGGCTCAAATACATTTTCAGCCAATACCTTAAAGTTGGCAATATGCTCTTCTGTTGGCATATTACTAATCCCATTACGTTTAGCTGACTCACTCCTGATTAACTCAGATAAGTCTAAATGTTCGCTAATTTTCATTTTTAGTATTTTTTGTTCCAAAATAATAACTGAATATCATTAATATTAGAGTCTTTATCAAGTCAAATAATTCCTTATTTATCTCATCAGCTAATAGTTTTATTTTAAAAGCTATTACTTTATCTATAATAAACAAAGCCACTAATGATGTAAAGACTAAAATTATAAACCTTACAAGAACATCTTTGGTGTCATTTACAAACATCTTGTTTACAAAGTACACACCTGATATAATAATGGTAAGACCCATTACTATACCTGTTAACATCACCCATATATTTGGGTAACTAAACATTCTTTTTAAATATCTTTTCTGCTGTTGTTAATCCAAGGCATCCAAATGCCAAACTTGCTACAGCCCAAACTAAAGATTCGCTTGGCGAATTTTCTAATGAACTAAAAGAATTATGGTACATTGTTACGCATAATGCTACTACACATAAAAGACCACAAAGCCTTTTCATTGATAAATGACCATTTTCTTCACAAAAGAATTGTTTCATATTGATTTAATTTTATCGTCCTTGACCTCTGTACGCTTTTTTATAAAGTTTACTTGTCTTGATTTTACTTGTTTTATTCTTTGCAGCTACACCTCTTTTCTTAGGTTTGCTAACATAAGAACTTGTATTTGTTGCCTTTGCCATTATTTTCTAAGTATAAATTCAGTAATAACTTTTAATGCACCTAATCCAACCAAAGTAACCAACGCATAGAAGTAAGCCTTGTATTTTTTCAACTCAGCTTTTAACTCGTACACTTCTTTCTTAACTTCTTTAAAGTTTCCAATAAGACCACTTGAATCTTTGTCAATTGGGTTGCCGGCTAATAAAGTATATACATCTTTTAACATAGCCTTCATTTCAGAAACCTCTGTCTTGATGGACTCTAATTCTTCTGCCATAATATCAAGTCTGCTATTATCTTGGTTACTCATCATAATTAAATTACCAAAGTGCGTTAATAAGTGTTGCTGTTGTGCCACTGCCGCTTGAGTGAACCTTTACTACCTGTACAGGTAATACTGTTCCTACAGGAACTGCAGTAAATGTAACTATGTCTTGACCAATGGTTGTAACTTTTACGTTACCTGCACCGCCTACGTACAAGAAGCATCCCGGATTACCATTTGAAGTCTGAGGACTTGCTGTATATACCTCATATGTCTTTGCAGTTGCAGTAAAGATGTTAGCATTTAACAATAAAGATGTTTGACTTACAACAGTAAGAACTGTTGCTGCAGTACCATCGGTAGTATTATACACGATGTCACCCGTCTTAACATTTTTTGTATTAAATGTAGCTGAACTATCTATAAGAGCTGCTACACTAATAGATGTATTTGTTCCGCTTGCACTTTGTGCAGGGTATGGCACATTTGCGTTGTCCGTAGGAATAACAGCTAATGCTCTTGTGAATGTTGTTTTGAAAACTGACATATTTTTTATTTTTTATCTTGATAAGGAAATGCTCTATTTAATGCGTCTCTGCGTTCTTTACATCCACAATCTTTACCTGTTGCTTTCGCTACAGTCTCTACTACCTTCTTGATTCCGGTAGCAGTTGTGATTTTTTCAATAGTGTCGCCAAGACCTTTACTTTTGTTTGGTTGTTGCTGTTGCATTTGATTAGATTTTAAATATTTGAAACTCTTCTACCCATACCAACTCTTGACTTCTCAGCCTTTTTAGCGGCAAGTTTAGAAGGACTTATTTCCGACTTTGTTGTTGGTGTCTTTGAAGACACTCTGCTTGTTGGTCTGCAGTATTCATTGCTTCCTCCTGCACCACACGCTTTACCACTCTTGGTATCTACCCACTTTTCTCTCTCCCATCTTTTCAAACTACTACCTGCCTCAGTCTTTCGCACGCTACCTGAACTCTTCCTACATTTAGCAATGGCTTGGGAAGCCCTTGCCGATGGAAAGACATCGTAACTCGCTTTGACTTTTTTATAACAGGCGTCCTTTGGCATTTTACTTTTTATTTTTAGGTATTGCTACCTTCTTTGTCTTAGCTACATTACCTTTTAAGAATTTCATTGGTCCTTCCAATGACTTCTTTGATTCGTACTTTGCCGCTTTCTTGATTACGTTTTTCATTATTTATTTAACAATTTAGCATTGTTTTTAAATTGGTCATAATAAAAATGATTAGCCGGTTTGCCGGTTCTTTTAGATGCTCTGTCCATTGCTCTTTCAGCAGCAGTCATTGAATTTCTTCTTTGACCCTCAGGAGTTAATGTCTTGCCATCAGCAGCTAAGTGACCACGCTTTTGCAATATTGCTATTGCTTTTGCCTTGTCTCCAACTTGTGATGCCAATCTATTTATCAATTGACCTTTGTCTAAAAGCTGAGGCTGTATCATCTTAATATTTGCCTCTGCGACCTTTTGGATTGCTTGTTGTTGAACCGCCGGGACCTGCCCATAAGTTTTTACACGCCCAATACCTTGGAGTCAGTTTATCAGTTGCTGTATCACAGCTATGTCTTGCTTTGAAACTTTTACGAGCCGCAGCAGAATAGTTGTTGCCATAACCTTTTGCTCCGAAGTGAAGGAGTTTCTCCTCCCCTCCGGAACAGGCTTTAACCATCTTCTTCTTCCCCGGTCTATCCGAAGCAGTAGGACGGTTACATTGCATCTTTGACTTGTCTGCCATTGTAATTAGTTTCTGAAATCACGTCTTGCGTGACCCGGAGTTTCTACAATATCTTTCTTCTTTAATTCAGGAAGAGCATATGCATCTTTTGGTGCAACTGCTTTTTTTATTTCAGCAGCTACTTCTTCAGATACCACAACGTCATCTTGAATTACTTCATCAATTAATTTTGACTTTGCCATTGTTTTTTATTTTGCTTTTTTAACTAATTTCTTAGCTACGCCTGCAGCTTTTACAGCTACTTTAGCACCTTTAGAAGGTACACCTTTAGACATTGCTAATGCTTTTGCTTTTAGTGCATTCTTGATTTGAGGACCGCCACCTGAAGGCATTTGCATTCTTGATGATGCCGGTAAGTTTGGAGTTGATTTCATCTTTTTGTTTTTTAAAATTGTGAATATTATAAAGTTTGTAATCCTTTGATTCGTCCGGCAGCACTAACTTGTCTATTAGCCCCACCAATGCCATCAATGCTGCTAATATATCTTTTTTTATTTCTACCCAATCTATCTTTCAATCTCTCTTTACCTTCTTGGATAGCTTTTATTTTTTCAGCTTGAGCATTTTTAAAATTAATAGCATCCAACTGTTGTTGGAGCGTTGCTTTCTTTGTTTCTTCTTTTCCCTTTGCCATAATAAAATTATTAACTTTGCTCTACAAATGTAATAAAATTTAATTAAATGAAAACACCACCAAATGATTACCTAAAATTTTGGAGAGTCATCCGGTATTATATGAAGGCAAAGCATAATTTGAGCCAAGCCGACCTCGATATAATCCTGTTTCTACACTCAGAAGGATACTTCGGGCAAGCTGACTTTGACAAATTTGCTGAACTTGTAAGTTGGGAAGTGGGTAGGTTCAAACGCCTACAGAAAGAAGGTTGGATTGTACACTTTAGAAAAAGACGTGGCAATAGCCGAGCCTTATACCAACTTGGTGAAAAGGCTAATCGAGTTGTTCTCGATATATACCGCAAACTAAATGGGGAGGAAATACCGACAAGTATGTCTGCAAACCCTATGTTTCTAAGAAATGTATCTTATAACGATAAGGTTTACAGAAATATGATTCTTGAGATGAACGCCTACAATAAGACGCACAAATATAAAAAGCCTAAGGCTGAAGATGTTGAAGATTAAAGCACTACTACCACATCTCTTTCTGAGATAATGGTGTACTGCGTATCATCTATGAGCATCGTAAAACTATGAGCCTTGTCATAGTATAACTCATCATCTTCGTCAATTACTGATACGTCAGTTCCGGGTGCTATAACAACAGCACGCTTGTAGCGTAGCTGATTGGTATCTTCCCCTGACAATATTAGTCCCGACTCAGTCTTAACATTCTCCTGAACGTCTTTAACGATAATGTATTTGCCTATTGGTTTCATTTGTTTTTTACGTTTTATAACACAGTGGTGAGTGAAAGCTGCCTTCCACTCCTCAACTGTATTGTATGTTTTACTGCTGCTGCTCATATGTACGAGCCATTGTAATAATTGCGTTTGTACTTAGGATGGTTACAGCTACACTCACTGCGTTCTGCAACGCTGACCTTGTAACTTTCAACGGGTCAATAACACCCATCTCAATCAAGTCACCCATCTGACCGGTCTTAAGGTTGTATCCGTGACCAACCGGAGTGCTGTCCTTATAGACATCACTTGGTTTCAATCCTGCGTTAGCAAGTATTTGTTGGAACGGAGCCATAAGAGCGTTACGAACAATGCCAAGTGCAGCGTTGTAGTTGTTACCTGCATTGTCATCCTCCATCAACTCAGCACTCTCATCAAGTAATGCTTTGCCTGCACCCGGTAAGATACCCTCTTCTAATGCTGAACGAACTGCACACACAGCGTCATCAACCCTGTCGTACAACTCTTTCTGCTCAAGGTCAGTCTGACCACCAACAAATATCACACCTATGCCACCTGTAAGTGAGGCAATACGCTCCAATAAAAAGTCTTTGTCACCTTTTTTGGTAGCTTCTTTGTGCGACTCCCATAACTGCTTAACTCTTTCGTCAACCAACTTCTCATCAGCCTTGGCTGTACTGCGGATAATAACAGTCTTGTCATTACTCACGATAACCTTACCTGCGTGACCTAAGTCTCCGTAGTTGATATGGCTTAAATCATCACCCGTCTTCTCACTGTAATATGTTGCACCTACACTAATCGCAATGTCTTGCATCAACTCGTGCTGCTTGTAGCCAAAGTTTGGCGGAGGCACAGCTACCACTTTCAAGTTCCCCTTAACTGAGTTTGCTGCAAGCGTATTCACCACATTGCTATTACACGGAGAGATTATGAGTAGCTTCTTGCCTTCTGAAATGATTGGTTTCAACACATTCTCAATCTGCAAGATGTTTGCTATCTCCATATCACATACCAATACCATCACATCCTCAAACACACACTCATCTTTTTTGGCATCGTTGATAAACATCGGGCTTAAATAGCCTCTGTCAAATTTCAACCCCTTGGTTGTCTCTGCATACGTCTCATTTGTTTGAGAACGCTCAACCGTTACAATGCCGGTCTTACCCACATCCTTATAAACCTCCGCAATAATGCGACCAATCTCTCTGTCATTGTTAGCTGAGATAGCTGCCACGTCCAATAGCATCGTGCTGCTGACCTTTTTTGCCTTACGTCTTAACTTGTCCACCACCTTGTTACTAATGTCCACCATATGTCTCAGCACCTCAGTCCTGTTCATATCATCTTTGATATGCTCAAGTCCTCCAAGTACCAATCCTTCTGTAAGAACAATAGCTGTAGTCGTACCATCACCTGCCGAAGTAGCTGTCTTGTCTGCCGCCTCCTTCATCATCTTAACTGCAAGGTTCTCAGATGGGTCAATAAGGTCAATTGACTTAGCAACTGTTACACCATCCTTAGTAACTGTTATGCCGTGTGTGTGATGTGGACTCTCAATGAGTACAGTGTTACCACTTGGTCCGAGTGTTGACTTAACAGCCTTGGACATCTTAACGACACCACTGATAAGTTTCTTCCTGCCTTCACTTCCGAACTGCAAATCCTTGGGTGAGTACCCAATTCCTGATGTTTCTACCATTTGATTAATATTTGAATGTTAAAACTTTTACTACGTTCATCTGAGCATTTAAGATTTCTCCTATTGCCTGCTCATACAACAACCTTTTTGTAGTTGATGTTGTCCTTGACTCAGGATATAGTAAGTCTGCTAACTCAGCACATAGTTTCTTTGCTCTTTCAACCTTATGGTCTCCGCTTGGATTAAAATCTAATCCTACTAATTGCTCCCCAAAAGTTGGTTGTCTTCGCATTTCTCCTGTAACAGGGTTCACATCATACTGTGAATTTGTAAATTCCGTCATTTGATTTGATTTAATTATTAACGATGTACAAATATAGTCAACATATGGTATATTAACCACTATTTTAGAAATATTTTTATGCCATAAGATAGAATACACCCGTTAGGGTGAGAGGATTGCACTCTGCAATTGCAGCGTGATGTCGTTTTTTAAAAGGATAATGTCAATTTATGTCGATTTTATTTTTATAACTTATTGATTATTAATAATTTATTTCTTTAATGTCGAAAATGTCGATTTTTAAGAGAAAACAATACAGGAAAAAAAATATAAAAGGAGGGAAATATATATAAAGAAGTAGGGAAAATTTTTCTGCATTTGTGACATTTATATGTCACGAAACCACCTAACTCCTTACTACCATTGAGTTACAGCCAATGTCGACTTCTGACAACACCAAAAATAATCGACATAAATTGACATTATCCTTTTAAAAAACGACATCACGCTGCAATTGCAGAGTGCAATCCTCTCACCCTAACGGGTGTATTCTATCTTATGGCATAAAAATATTTCTAAA